TGCGTGAGATGCTTGCCAAGGAGTGGGAGCGGGGAGGATGTCATGCTCCCATGACTTTGAGCAAAGGAGGAAAGTGATAAAATCAGTTATAAAAGTTGGCGTTTACATTGTGATTGCCAACTTTTTTTTATAGCTTTGCATAAAAAGTATGCAGAATGGGAAATTTCAGCAGGCAACAGGAAGAAAAGAAGGATGTTAGGGAGAAGAATAAAACGAGGCGGGAAAAACTTGCAGGATATTTTTTTGATTTGTCTAAACTCTCATTTGCTGGTCTTGTTATAGGAGTTGTAATACCATTATATTCAGATTTATCGAATGAGAATAATTGGTATTCTATATGTACTGGTATTCTATTAACGATTATTTCGGCGGTATTCGCCAATAAGATATTAAAATAACATCGATATGGACGCATTAGGTTTTATTTTTACGGTAGGAATTGTAGTGGTAGGTGGTATATACCTCTGGACTTTTACAAAAAGAGGAAAAAAATGGTTAGAGAGCCTATGATTATGGATGCATTGACAACGATTTTTTTAATAACTAGCGTCATAGGTTCCGCATTGGTCATTTGGTCACACACCAAGTCTGGGGAAAAATGGCTTTCAAACTTATGAGCAACTATAGCAGACTGCAAGAAGTAAAGAAAGAAAACAAGGAAAAGGACAAGGTAAGACGGGAAAAGCTTGCCGGGTTGTTTTTTGATTTGGCAAAACTTTCATTTGCCGGACTTGTTGTAGGTGGAATAGTTTCCATGAAGCCTGATGTAGATATAACCCTTGACATATACAGGGTTATTATAGGTGGAGTCTCTACAATCATCTTTATTAGAATAGGAAATACAATCTTAAAATAAAATGGATTATGGACATGTTAAGTTTAGTGTATACAATAAGTGCTGTTGTAGGTGGTGGATTTTTGGTGTGGCTTAACACAAAATCCGGAAAAAAATGGTTAGAGAGCCTATGATTATGGATGCGGTAACAGATTTTATCATTGAAAGATTAAAGAAGCTTGATGATATGTTCAAGGGTATTTTCATCAAATATGCTTTTGACAGCATGACTGATTTTCATATAATTGAGATATCCCCGGAAAATATTAGAAGAAGAGATGATGAATACATAAGATGGGAGTCCGATATGTGGAATGATTTCTTTGCCATGTTCCCGGATGAGGATTTGCTTATCTCGAAGCCTTGCGAGTCTAATGATATGTATAATGTGTTGTTTACCAATAAATTTTGCTAGAATGCCGGAACGGCAGGAAAAAACAAACATTAAAGGGTTATCATTATTGGTAACCCTTTAATGTTATCGTTTTATTGTCTATACACCTTTTCAACTTCTTTCTTCACTTTTTTAGTGATAGTCTGTTTCTTGTATTTTTTTTCCATATCTGGGTATTCCGGATGTTCTTCCAACCATTCTTTTTTATCTTCGGCTTCGTCATATTTTCTTTTGAGTTTTAGGAACTCTTTTTCATTTTTCAAAGTTTCCTTCTCTTTTTCATTGAGGTTGTTGATGATGTATTTCTTTTTTATTTCAGAGTCTTTCCTTTTAGATGTTCCGTCTGAATAGGGCAGTTTCTTTCTGTAGTCATTAAACAGTTTTCCAGCCTCATACATCTTGTTCAGATATTCATAAGGTCCCATATCCTTGTATAGTTTCTCGGCCATTTCCTTTCGTTGGGATTTGGGAAGGTTGATTAGGAACATAAAATCTACAAGGTCGGGGCGTCCTTCCCTTATGGCGGATTCGGCTCCCAGATAAATGTTTTCCAGTGTCTCTACATTTAATCCGGCAAATTTCCCTAATTTGGCGGCCAGCTCCCTTTGTACATTCAGGTTGAATCCGTCTTTTACCGCCTCGCTTATCAGATTTGACATCTCTGTAATGAATGAGAGAGGATCATATTTGTTCCCTTTTGATATGGCGTTGACAAACTGTCCAATGGAAGTTCCTCCCAAGGAACTTAAAGCAGCAGATAAAAATATGCTTTTCAATTGTTCATCAGTGAACCATAAATCCTCATCCCCGTCCCCGTATCCGAATATGGCGTAGATATTGGATATGAGTGGTGCTGTGATTCCTGCAATACCATATCCTCCTGCCGCCCACAAGCCTCCCATTACAAATAGTCCGAAGGTGGCTTTCCTCAGCCCGGTAAGATAGCTGCCCATCATTGTTCTTTGGGCTTCGTCTTTATTCATTCCGGATTCAATGTTCAGATTGTATATCCTTTTTGCTCGTGCCATTTCAAGAAGCCCCTCAATACCCATCCGCTGGTATCCTATGTTGCTGCTTTGGTAAGTGGTCAGCGCCTTGTAGAACACATTGCCGCTTGCCTGCATGGGGGACATCATTTCCGGGCTGGAACTCTGCTGGCTTTCATTGAATGCTATTTCAGCGTTGTATTTGGCTAAATTGGCGGCTTCCTCATTGCCCAGACCTCTTTTTTGCGCACGTTTATATTCAAAATTGTAAACGGCTCTCGCTCCGGCCGCACATGTCAGCGCATCAATAAGCTTGTTGGGATACATGCCTGCATTGGTAAGTTTCTCCAGCTTGTTTTTGAATGCATTTTCATCCTTTAATGCTTCGATCCCCATATTTCCCGTATCAACCCGTTCTTCAAAAGAAGGAAGATACTCCTTCGCCCATTTCATGTTTCCTGCCGGGGTGAATATGTATTTGAACAAATCAGCCTGATACCCCGGATTTCCGCTGTATGCGGAAAATGCCGGATAGGAGAGCACCTGCTTCATTGCGGTGTTGAGTCTGAATGCGATATTGGAACCTGCCCAATACCTTAGTATCTTGTTTAGTCCGTTGTTGAGCGAGTCTTGTTTCTGCTTGTCGTTGAAACTCCGTACGGCCACCTCCGCCGCTCTCATGAAGATATCAAACATTCCTTTATGGTTCGCCTCCATATAGTTCTTGAAAGCCTTGCTTCCCCGCAGGAAATTAAGATCCTGGCGCAGCTCAGCCGTTGCCGCCCAAGTTTCCATATCTCTTCCGTATTTTAGCATCAGATCAAAAGCGTTTCTGCTAGTGTCCACCTTCAGGGTATTTATCGTACGGTTGATTATGTTTCCGGTTATTGTGCTTGGCATACCGATGATTGTTTCTCCCAGCTCCCCCTTTTCACGGATTTCGGATTTGGCTATGACCATAGGGAAATAATTCTCCCGTGAAGCCATGCTGGTTCCCGTCATTCTTACATGGACCGGATTGTACCTTTCTTCTCGTAGCCTTGGAAAGAAGTCGTCTGTGATCCATTCTCCGAGTTTCATGTATTTATCGCCTATAAAGGATTCTATCTCGGTCATGCTGTCTTCCGTCCATCCGTCCGCCTCTAGCTTCATCTTTCCGTCCGGCTGTCTCCATGTGAGCCATACATAGAACGCCTGCCCTTTGTTTAGGTTTGCCTCATACAGGTCGCCCTCCTTATGGTAATTGCTGTCGTACATATATTGTTTGTGAATCCTTTTTTCTGATTTTTGAGAATCCCTGAATACATTTTCCATTGATTTTCCGAACAGTTCCTTTATTTTTTCTTCCAGTTCTTTGTTGTAAGCCTTTACCCCCAAATATATCCTATCGTTGGCTTCCACCACTCCATGACTGCTTTTCATGAAATAATCGTATAAGGGGCCTTTTCCTATGGCGTGGTTCCTGTCTATGGCTTTCAGCAGATAATCGAAACTATACATGGGATAGGCGATAAAGTCACCGATGCTTTGCAATATGGACACAGTTTTTTCCATATTTGTTTCTTTCTCGTTTATACCTTTTATTCTTTTATCTTTTACGGCATTTATTCCCATGCTGATAATTCTTCCCCGGTGCGCGGCTTTTTCCTTGTTCAGCATGGCAAGGCGGCTTTTCCCGGTATCAACAAGTTCTTTCAATTCATTGTACACATTATCGGTTATCCTTATTAACTCTTCCTGCGCTACGGGTATCTGTGCAGCTATTTTCTCAGCCTCCTGCAGATAAAACTTTCGTGCTTCACCCTTGTTGTTGTAGGCGGCTCTTCTGGTGGTCACAAGATCGCCCTCCAGTTTGTCCAGATCTCGTTTCATTTTTCTGGATTCGGCCAATAGTTCGCGTATGGAAAGAGAATCATACTCATCGGCCATAGTCTGTGTGAACACACCTGTTCCTTCCGCCGCTTCATCCATGGCATTCTCTAGCTCTTCCCGGCGCTTCCGTATCTCTTCAACGGATTCAAGTTCTTTAGTTTTCAGCAGTTCGGCTCTTTCTTTTAATAGATTATCCCTTCGGCTTTTCATTTCATTCTGCTGACCGGTAAGTATGGTGATGCTTTCAGGGGATGTCTCAGATTTTATGAGTTTTCCCAGTTTTACAATTTCGCTTCTTACGGCACGGAGTTCACTGTCAGCGCTTGTTAGCAACAGGTCTTTGTAAGCGGATCGTATACTGTCAAACACACGTCTGGTAGCCTCATCAACAACTATCCCTTTTGATACGCCTCTTGTATCCTGCCCGGAAAGCTTCGTTTTTATCATTTTTTGCATCCTTTTCACCGAACTGTCATATTGGGCATAGTTTATCAACTTTTCAACAAGATTTAGTGGTTCCTTGAGTTTATTTGTTGATGCGGCCTTGTTTACTTGGGCAATCAGTGACTTTATCATATGTGGCCCCATTTCTTCTCCCGCTTCCTTGGTCAGTCTTTGATCTATAAAGGAAAGCATGGCTCTTGACGCAGTCTCGTATTCCTCTTTATTTCCTTTTCGTGCCTGATCCAATTGCTTTTTCAATTCCCGTATCTCTTCTTTCAGATTTTTAATAATCTCCTTCTTTTCTTCCTTTCCTGGAATACGGAACAAGGTCTCTCCCTGAGGAACAGACGGGATGGTACGTGAACTGCCTGAGAACTCACCAATTCCCAGTTTTGAACGCATGACGGTTTCCTTTGCCACATCAACAGGATAGTTTGACTGTTTCAGTCTGTTGTGGCTTTCATAAAGGATGTATCTCAGCTCATTGTCCGTCAGTTCAAATCCCAGATTCACTTTCGCTTTACGGAGCATGTCTATAAAGAAGGCTTTGATTCGTGTCCACAAGGACTGCTCCGCAAAGGTAGCCGGTCCGCGTTCGGACAGGTCTGCCATATATTCTTCAGTTGCTGTACGGATGGATATGTTCTCATTTTCCGCCATCCGGTTGATGGCCTGTCTGATTGATGGTGCGGCATTGTTGTATACATTGTCAAGGAAGGTATCGAAGTCCTTTCCGAACAGCTCACGCAATCCCTTATGTGCCACCACCTCATGGAATATAGTCGCCTGTGCGTCCTCCACGGATGTTGTGTTTGGCATATATAGATATACCTTGTTCTCCTTTGGTGAGTACCATCCTTTGATATTGGCTCCTGATTCGATACGTCTGCGCGCCTCGCCTTGTGGTAGCTGGTCTTCGGAAGTGATTTTTTCTATAGGTGTATGAAGAGACTCAGAAAGTTCATTCACTGCTGTATTCATGGGAGCAGACACAGAAGCATAAGCCTCCAAAGCGTCGTTTATAAATATCTGGTCTTCTCGTGCTACATCTTCCGTTTCCGAAGCAAGAGTATTGCGGCGTTTCTCAGGTGTCATATTCATACGGGATTGTACATTACGTGCTTCAACTTCACCTGATAGTTCATTGTATCTGTCGTTTTCTCCACCAAGTCCAAATTTTTCAATAAGAGATTGATACTCATTATAAGCATCCTCATATCCTTCTTTATCATAACCTCGCACCCAAAGATTGAATCCCTTATCAAAAGCATTACGGCTGGGGATAAAGCCATCCCCAAACTCGAATCCATCTGAGTGATATTCATTTACCAAAGCATTATAAACATCCATCTGTGAAGCGTCTTCTCCAAGTTCCTCACGCTTGTCAGCAAACTCTTCAATCATGGACCAGGCATCGCGCTTTTCTTTTAATGCGTCAAGGTATTTTCTATAAGTCATACTGTTTCCACCACGAGCGAATCCTTCAATTGATTGTACGGCATGCTGTACCTCATGCGCTAAGATACTACGGAAATCCGCCCTGTCTAGAACAAACTCATTCACACGTATCAAGTTTTGGCTTCCATAATAAGTCGCTCCCGTATTGCTTGTAGGGGCGTTGTATATCTCCACGCGTATCTGCTTCAACTCCGGATAAGTCTTAAACAAATTCTCATCCTTCACATAATCGTCAAGATAATGCACGTCGTTCGCTTCGTATGTGGCGCGAAGTTCTTCTGCCTTTTCTGATAATTCATCAAAACGGGCTGCTTCTTCTTCCGTCAGCTCTACTCCATCAAACAGTTTGTCGCTTAGCGCATCATACTCTTTGCCCCATGACAGGTTGGACCAAAGTCTGTTTTTTCGCGCAAGTCCTTTCGGATCAATCTCGAAATCCTCCACTTCATATCTCCATTTTCCGTCAGCCCCACGTTCCCAACCTGTAGCCTGCTTGATTTTCCTAGCATTTTCTTTTTCATTTGTTTGGAGAATCGAAAGCAAACGCTTATCTTTGACATCAGATAAAGGCGAGTTACCATCTATTCCAGCTTTTTGTATTGTTGGGGCAATGGATAGTAATTTGCCTTTCTCTATGTTAGTCAGTTTGTGGTCATAATACCGTTCTCCATTGTTTTGATTGGCGATAACAGCTTTCACAGTATAGTCAACACCGGCTATTTTCAATCCACATACATAATAAGAGAATGATTTTACACCGGGATATTTCTCCAAATCTTCGTTGGCAAGTTCTTCAATGAAGACGGAGTTTTCAATAATCTGAGGTACGGCTGCGATAGATTGCAGATGTTCTACATCCTTATAATCATGCTGCAATATTTCACGAATACCTCCCCGACTATTGCCTCCTGTCACAGAGATAATAGCTCCCGTATCTTTATTGATATATTCTCCACGTAATGACTTTCCATATTCCAACGCATTTTTTTTGTACTGTTTCAAGTCATCGCTCGGTTCTATCTCTTTACCCGTAATCTCTATCGGCTCACTCTTCCGCAGCTTCTCAATGCGCTCTTTCTTCGTATTGAAAGCGGATTCCATCTCTCGTGCCACATTCAGGTTATCAAGGCGGGTAGTTGCTTCCTCTGCCTTATCCAGTTGGGATGCGCCTTTCTCTCCAATAAAACGATATCTTACATCCGCTTTTCTTGCATTGAATCGCTTGGAAGGAGGAATAACATTACCTTTGTCGTCACGGGTTATCAGGTCATTCAGTTTTCGGTTGTTTTTTGTATTCTTGTAGCGGTAATCGCTCCTGTCATCATATCCCCATTCGTTGATATCATTCCCGTCCCAATATAGATTTTCAGCCGGTACTTCTTCCTTCATAATTCTGTAATTGCCGTTTAAGGCATGTTCTCCATGAACTTTTACATAGGATTCAGACAGGGAAACCCAGTCACCGTTTCTTACCTTTCCTTCTTTCAATGATTTTGGAACGGCACGATAGATGGTAACGGTCGGTTTTTCTCCTTTGTCAATGGCAGACAATGCTTCATTGATTGCGGCGGCACTTTCATTTCTGTATTGATCCCTGTTCATGCGAAGCTGCTCATTAAAGGATTCGCGTATCTGATCTTTGTTTGCGGCAATGTCAACCATGTTTTTATCAATACCTTCCTCATCATAAGAGGGGGCGCGGTGTGCCATTCTGAATTCATCGGCGGAAACATAACCGTTTCTTCGTGCGGATTCGTTTATGATATCACGCATACGGGCTTCATTATTTTCTTTCATAGCCTTTAAATAGGCCTCATCCATCTCTTCATCCGTCATCAGTTCAAATTCCTTTAGACGCTTCTTTTCCGATTCGGCTTCTTCCTCTGCACGTTTACGGGCGGCTTCCATCATGTTACGGGCTTTCATTTCCTCTTGCACGTATTCATCTCTCAAGGCATCCACATCACCGAACTTTTCATACAGCTCTTTTTTGATCGGAGAAAAAACTTTTACGAATTGCCCTAATGACAGGTTGGAGTTCTGGAGACGCACATTTCTGCTGATTGATTTGAAAGCATAACTTGCGCCACCCAGATTTTTCATTTTCATGGATTGTGCGTACTTTTTTACATCGGCTTCATCAAGGTTGTGCTTGTTGGCGAAAGAGCTTATTTCCTCATTTCCAACCTCGCGAAACCGGATGTCACTGCCTTCGGAAGTAAGTATCTCATTGCTTTCGTCATTCATTGCGCGTAAGCCGGAATATTCGGCTTCAAGTTCCTGCTGTTCCTGGTTCAGTTCCTGTTGCTCGGAGAAAACAGCGTCTCTCTCAACGGAGTCATTTCCGGCTTCTACCAGAATATCCTCCAGTTCTATCTTCCTGTCCTCTATTTCGGCCAGTCTTGTTTCTATGTCCTTCATTCTGTCCGCATTGGCGGATTCTATGGAAGGTGCAAGTTGCACAGGATTCACGCTCTTGTATTCAGAGAACGGCTTTGTCTTTTTTACAGAAGAATCAATCCATTTATAGAACTCATCCTTCGTTACTTCTGTAATGGTACTTATTCGGTTCTCCCAACCGGGAGAATAGTTTGCAAGATAAGAGGAACGTGCTTCATCCATAGACGGAAAACCGTACATTACCTTACTTTCGTCAAATTCACCCTTTTCATTGAGCTGGTCTACTACAAACACATTTCCTTCGGACGGATTGTCTGACAGGAAGATGTCTATATGGTCACCGTCCACGGCTTTCGTACCACGGATATAACCGTAGTCGTTGTTCATGGTAATGCTCCATTCCTGCCCGTTGGCATCCCTTCCGCTACGGACAGAACCTTTGGGATTCTCGATGGTCACATCGTATCCGTCAATCCTGACATGACCTTTTTTGTAGTTGCCGGCCTCCTTCTGCGCTTCAGTAGGAGAGGTGTCGACCATTTCGCGTGCTTCCGCGATATGGTCTAGGAGTTTGTTTGTGGATGTGTTATCTTGTACATTGTCATTCTGAGGATGCAGTCCTTCATCAGTCTGTCCTTCCATTTGTCCGGATTTTCCTTGATATCCTTCAGTTCCGACGGCATGAACAGGTTTTTCTCCTTGCAGAACCGCATCGCCTCTTTCGCGTATGCCAAATATTCCTCCTTGCTCATCGCTTTTACGCGTTCCGATTCCTTCGTCAGTTGGATTCTCTCTTCTGTTGTCATATTCTTGTTGCTTTATTATTTCATCGGCAAATGTATTATAAAATTCAGACTTTTCCTCATTCGAATAGACATTTGATTCAGAAAAGGCCTCATCATTAACCCATGCTTCATATTCATCCGGAGACATGTGGTATTGTTCTTGGTAGAACTGTTCTTTCAGTTCATCCTCATATTCTTTTTCCGCATCATCTATGGCGCGTTGCGCTTCTGCGGTTCTGTTGTTTCTTATCATATTGCTGATATCACCAAAAGTTCGGCTTTGTTGTAGAACGGATAGGATCGCGTTTGTGCCGGCCATGCCGGTATTGTCATTTTCCAGTCCTTCTTTCGCCACTATTGCCGGATAACTTTCATGGGCGATGCTTATCAGTCTGTCTCCGGCTTCTTCTACGGTCATACCCCCCTTCTCTTTTTTTCTGAAGATGGAAAGAAATGGCGTCAGGTCTTTGTGACTTAAGCCAGTCATGTTTCTGACACTTCTTTCTCCTGTCATTTGCAGGAACAGGGATTTTCCCAGTACCAAGGATGCAAGCTCTTCCAAAGTTTCCGGCTCGGTACGTGACAGAATTTCCTGAACAAGAGGATTTTCCGGAAGCTCCGTATCCGTTATTGACTCAGATATTTTCGCAGCAGGCTTCTGAATACTATTTTTCCTGCCAGTGTCCGGAATTCCCTCTGGTCCCATGCGTTCTTCACCTGTTCCCTTAGCTTCGGGTCTCTTCTCAGTTCCTCTTTCTTTGCCTTGTTCGCTTGTTTCTGAAACTGGTACGGGCTCATTTGTGTCATTTCCATTCGTGCCAGTCTTACTGCTTTCTGATATTCCATTTGTTTGGTTATTATTAGTTTCTGTTATGGGTATGACAGAGTTGTAGAAATTCTTTATTTCTTCATTCTCCGCTTTTGCTTCTCTAATAGCGTCCCTTATCTCATTTCTTTTTCCCCGTGTGGCGGATGACAGGGATTCATTCAATTTAGCTATCTGTGCATCACTCGCCTCTATATCCTTTCTCAAGTCATCCAGAGCGGTTTCAAGTGATTCTGTCAGATTTGTGTATTGGAATGACTGCTGTGGCGTCAGAGATTCATAATCAATACTTCCGTCCTTCTTTTTAGGAAAGGAGGATATAAGTTTGTCCAGTTCGGATTTTTCGTAAGTCGGACTCTCTGTGCTTTCCTGCAATGGTTGGTTTCCCATCTCTTTTCCTTCAGGAGCGGTTTCATTTGTTGAACTCTTGGATTTTTTCACCCAATCGGTGTACTCTTGGACGGGAACCGCACCTAACTGGTATGCTTCATTTTCCAATATATTCATTGATACCTCATCGCTTTTGACCTCATTGTACTCATCGGTTGGAACGACAAACATACCTCCGATTTCCTCATCAAAACCGATAATGGTCATACTTTCTCCTTCTGGAGTGATATAGGAGGCGCCGATTTCCGGAGCCGCTTCCGCATCATCTTTTCTTTGTGCGTCAAATAGCGACTGTTTGTATTTGAAATATTGCTCTTCTGTCACGAGTACGGAACCTGTTTCATTACCGTTGTTGTCTATGATCTTCCCGGACCATCCGCCGGGAACTTCCTCATCAAGTACTATCTCTTTGCCTCCTGTATATATCTTGTCACCTTTTTCGGGTTGTAATGCAAGTACTTCCGGACTGAATTTCCGAATTAACTCTTCCTGTCTTCTATTTTCATCCTCTTGTGCGTATTCAGTCCGTATTCCGGCTTTGTCCACATTGTCTTTCATGGCCCGGAGTTGTTCATCGCTGACAGAAACCGGCTCCCGACTTCCTTCCATGAGTACGGACCAATTGCCCATTGTATCCTGACCAACAACAGAAATGCCGGTCACTGTGCCATTATCATCCGCTATGCTGAATGTCTGTCCTGCGGATATGGGCTGTGCTTCCATGATTGCGGCATCGGCGTTGTATGCGCCAAGCATTTGTTCAAGAACTTGATCCCGTCCGACCATTGAGATCTCTGTGTCTGCATTGATTCTTACAGTCTTGGCATTATTCTCATCAAATGAGGCGAATATCGGACCTTCTGGACCGTTTTCCAATGGCACTACCATGAGTGTGCCTGTTTCTCCGGGTTGCCCAGTGGCATCTATACCATTTATGACAACTCCGTAACTGTGCTCCTTGTCTCCGAATCTTCCTAACGGAATAGTGACAACTTGTCCTTGGGGAGACATTTGCTGGACTTTGACAGCCGCCTGTTCATATTCGGAAGCATGAGCCTCATCCAATGCGTCCTCAACTGCGTCATGACGGTCTTTCTGCCGTAGGTAGTCCGTAGCCAAACGTCTGGTCTCTTCGTCCATGACATCCAGCATTTCCGCACGTTGGGCGTCATTGGCACCGGCAAGCGCATCTATGGCTTCATCATCCAGTACGGATGAAAGGCGTTCACGGGAAACTTCCTCACGGAGGACTGTCGTGCGCATGGCTACTGGATCATGAGTTGTATAGATATCCGTTCCCTCTTCTTGTGCTGCCGTGCGCTTTTCGGACTCCTCACGGGTCTGCTCTCCTGCAATGTCCTCCATGGCATTGTTCTTCGCAATGTCAAACGCATATTCTATCTCGGCCTTTTTCTCTTCCTTGCTGAGGCTACCGTCATTCATGGTTTCTTTGATGAAAATCCTTATGTCGTCATTGCCACGTTCTTTTGACATACGTTTCAGTTCGGACAGTTTCTCCTGTTGTTCTTTGGTCATGTTTCCGAAAGCCGCATTCATCTTCTGGCGGTGTCTTACCCTTTCAGCCCCCATGCTTCCAAGTCCTAATAAGCCGAAAGCGACGGAAGTGGGAGCCAGTCCAAGGAATGTGTCTATATTGTTGTCAAGGTCTGTGGCTTCTTCCAAGGTCATTTCACCTAACGGGACATTTGCAAGATTATTATACACCTCTTCCATATATTCTTCGGGTAGCCCGTGGAACTGCGCTTTTTTTGCGGCTTCTTTGAAAGTAGGGTTGTCCTTTATCTCCCTGTATAGCTTACCGGCCCTGCTGTTCGTTATATATTTCATGAATTCACTTGCGCCACCGGGAACGGTCTCTTCCACATTCTTCCATATTCCTTTGCCCAGTCCTTTGAATGCGTTGAAAATCATCTCGGATTGGTTCTCAAGAAAAGTGGAAGCGATTGATTTGCCGATGGCTTTACCCATATCCATTCCTCCTTCACGTCCTCCATAAGTCAAGTTTCCATCCTTGTCAACATCAAACAGAATATTCCCCATCATTCTGTCTTGTGCTCCTGCGGTGACACGCGCCAGTCCTGTTGTTCCTTCCATTCCTGCTGCGGCCAAAGCGTCTCCGGCAAGACGTGCCCCCATTTTTGACATTCCTTTTTTCATGGCGGACGCGCCGAATTTCTTCATACCGTATTTTAGAATGCTTTTGGCTATTCCCTCACCTGCCGCCGATATCGGGTTTATGGCGAATTCCAGCATGAACGGGATACTGGCTCCTGTGGCTTGTCCAGCCTTGTATCCTCTTCCCAAATCGGAGGAATAATAGGCGTTGACCGCCATGTTGGTGACAGCGGCGTCAAGCAACTTCTCTTCAGAAGGTGAGAGCTTTTCTCCTTTATCCGCTTTCTCCACCACATTTTTCAGACGGATGCCGCCTATCATGTCGGATATGCCTAAAGTCCATTGTTTGGGATCAAATGCGGTATCGGCGAAACCACGCGCTAGACCGCTAAAAAAGTTTGTTTTTCCTTTCTTCCCGGCTTCCTCTATAATATTGTTCGATTCATCAATAAGGTCTTTCGCCCCTTCCAAATAAGTCCTTTCTCCTCGGTACTGTGCTAATGTAGGATCTTCCCTTGTATTCATTCTGGCATTCACCATCGCATTACCGGAATCGTTTCTTAGTATTTTCTTTTGTTTGGTAATCTTTTCCTCTATGTTATCAAGGTCTTTGTTTACTTCATTGGTCAGGGTGCTAAGATGGGAGCCTACGCTCTTTTTGACAAATCCGGCAAGATCACGCTTCATGTCTGTACCGTAACGTGAAGTTATCTCTTTATTGTATACGTCCTGATATGATTCCAATTCCTTGCTAATGACCTCTCCGTAGGTCTTCTGAAACGCTTCGTTTGCTTTTTGGTTAAGTTCGTTCCCTTTATATTGTTGTGACAGCTTCCTGTATTCGTCTGAGGCAAGAAACCGGTTGGCATATTTGTCTTGAATCTCCTTCTGTATTCCGGCCATTTCTTCCGAAAGCTGTCTTCCTCTTTCTGTCAGGGCAAACCTGTCACGATAGTTGTTATATACATCATTCATGGACGATATGGAACGCGGGGTATATTCCTTGTCCAAGCGGCTTTCTTCTTCAACCGTAAATAGTTTGTCCAATTTTCCTTTGTCCATATCTACTTTCAATCTTTCTCCCAAATTTATCGGAGAAAATTGATATCTAGCTGAAACCTCCGCCTTGTCTGACTCCATTTGCGATGTGGAGGGGGGGATAAACTGAAAGTTGTCTTTTGAATGCACTTGTTCACGTAAGCCGGGACGTGTGCTGGGATTATAGTTTCTCATATCAAAAATCCTGTCCGCTTCCTCCTGTGTTCCGACACCACCTGAATATGTTCTTGAAACAGGGTCATATCCGTTGCCTGTTTGAAAGTAATCAGACTTTGGAGTTTGAGGGGTGTTGTTAGGTTGCTGTATTTGTACAGAGGAATCAACTGGTTGCATGAATTGATTAAAGTCCTCATATGAGTCAGAGTATCCGGTCTTATCCTTTAATACGTCATATACTTTCTTTCTGGCTTCCTCATTTTCATCCATGAATTTGTTAAAATCCTCATATGAGTCAGAGTATCCGGTTTTATCCCTTAATACGTCATATACTTTCTTTCTGGCTGTATTATTATCTTGCATGATTCATGTTATTTTAGTGACCAACTATTATTCCCCTTCAATGACCATGATTTGTTTTCCGGTTTTGAAGAGGGATTGAACGCTTCTCCGCTTTCCACTTTTTGCTGTTTCCCATAAATGGAGAGAATATAATCTCTCATGCCTTTTATGGATTTGGGGCGTTCATCCGCCTGAAGGCCGAATGTTTTTTCCAAATCGTTATACATTAGTGCGACATCTTCATTTTTATTCAGGTCATAGGCTCTTGTACTGCCGGAAAAGCCTTTTTTTCCACTTATGCGATATGAAGGATATTTATTTTTTTTGCCATTTTGCTTTTGAGAATCATTATCTATTCTCATTAGACTGATTCCCTCTGTGGCTTTATTATGTCTTTCGATTTCCGCCTGTTTAGCGGCGTTTTCTTCCGCCTTACGTTTGGATTCAGCCGCTTTTGCAGCCTGCTCGGTTTCAAACTTATATGTGTTCCAGTTGTATTCCCGTTCTGCTGCTGCTTGTTGTGCCTTCCATCGGTCTTGACGGGCCTTCTCTACATCTATTCTCGCTTGCTCGGCCCTGTCACGTGCGATCGCTCCGATATAGTCCTGATAATTCTGACGTGACAGATTGTCCCTGTATTGGCGTATTCTGTCAATACGTGCTTGGCCTTCACGTCCGGCTCCTGAAAGATTCATTGACGGATTGCCTCTTCGTGTCCTTACCACATTCACCAGATTGGCCAGAACACTTCCTACAGCATTGATGCTCTCGGCGGCACGTAAACGTCTTTCGGCGTTAATCCTGTCTTCCTCGCTTTGTAACGGGTCCCTTCCTCTCAAGGCTTCTGCAAGTTCGGTGTAAGATAATCCCTCTTGTCCTTTTTGCTTGCGATAAGAAGCCACTCCTGACAGGTATGCGGCCGGTGACAGCTGGGGATGAGCCGCATAGGCTTCTTGTGCGCTCATTTCCTGCCACGGCTTTTCTGTACCAGGAAGCTGGACGGGAAGCTTGTCCGCATTTTCCCGTTCTTGAACGGTATTGACTGTAGACACACTCGTCGCAGGTTTTTGAACAGCCACCGTGGGACGTAACGGCAACTGTTCCCGTGCGTTTTCCTCAGCTTGTCTCGCCACAGACTCGTCATGGATCTGCCGCTCTTCCTCCGGATTGACAATGCCGGCAGCTTCTTTTCTTTTTTGATAATTGGTATATCTGTCCGTAACTGCCATACCTGCTATTTCTTTTTAGTGATTTGACTGGCTACAGCACCACCTATAGGACCACCGAAAACAGTGGCCGCAGCGGTTATACCTGTATTAAGAAGACCTCCTAATGCCGATGATTCCTGTTGGGCCTGTTGTTGTTTCACATTATTGATAGCCTCCGTATATGATCGGTTTGCATCCAGATAATTTTTCATGGCCTGATCTTTTTTGGCAGTGGCGGTTGAGGCTATTCCGGCCGTAATATTTTCAAGTGACTGGTTGGCTCCCTGCTTCTGCAAGGCAACGCTCTCATCTGTAGCACCTGTTACAGCGGCGCTTCCTGCTGTCCGTTTGTTGTTTGCCATCAGCAGTTCTCTGGCTTGACGCAGAGCTGCCTGATTCGCACTGTCCTGAAGAGGATCAGCGTAAGCCTGTTCCTGATAATAGTTCATTTCAAGATCCTTCGCCTTTTGAAGATCTTTGATTGATTCCTTATAGGCTTTATTGCCGCCTAGAACACTGGATAAAAGTCCCATAAATCGTAAATTGCACTTTATTATTTAATATCAAAAGTAATCAGTTACATTTGTATCATGTTGATATAATGCAAGACGGAAGTATATTGTATAAGGAAGGGGACAAGGTGGCTCTTGATGGAACCTCATGGAAAGGCACGGTTGTCAAAGTTGAGTCGGACGATAATATATGCGTGGAACTTGACAATGGGATTACCATGTTTGCCCGTCCGGAATTATTGCATCTTTGCACTAAGGAAAACACAAAGCCTCTTCATGATGAAAATGGTAAATTTACAATAGGACATCCAAAGGTGGGGGGAGTTAAAAAAGGATATAGGACTGTCCGTCATTATCGAAACAAGCTTATGGAGCAACTGGCTCCGTTTATTGAGAGTATGGGAGAGATAATAGAGGCTATTGATGATCCTAGTGATAAAGTGCTTGCTGTTTCCCGAATTATCAAATATGCCATGCCGTCTCTTTCGTCCGTAGACTTTAAAGAAAACGCAAAACGAGATCTTTCAGCGGAGCAGAAGATAGCCCAGCTCAATGCAAGGTACAGAAACTTGCCTGATCCGACTGCCGATGAAGAAGGAGAGGAAGGGCATGAAGACTGACAATATTGGTGTATATTTTGGAAATTGGATAACCATTGTATTACAGTTGTCATATTAATTTGTGTTATGTAATAATCGTAATACATTTAATATATGGCAGAAATAATCAATTTTAGACCGACTCCGGATGTGGCGCAGATGATAGAGAGGCAGAAAGCAAAAGGCGTCAATATCAGTCGTTGGATTAATAATCTTCTTATAGGTGCGGATAAACAGGCCGACAGCTTGAATTTGCAGATTTATACAATACCTGAAGACGGGATAAACCTGTATGACAGTACAAAGTTAGCTATTGATCAGATGATATCACTTCATTCGCTCCCATTCAGCCGGTTGAGCATATCTAGGTACAGGGAGGCCAATGATATTATAAAACAAGCAGGCATGGATTATTATCGCTTTAAAATAGACGAAGATAACTATATCTCGATAATAGCGGTGAACAGAGAAGAGGCTTCTGTGGAATTTTCCCGATATTATATGAAATCTGAAAATAAGGAATATGTCCGAACATCCGTACCATTACCTGTTTACAGGTTTGATGTCAAGAACAAGGTGGTAATTATTATAGCAAGCGAATAATGGAAATATGTAAGACAGATACAGTACGATTGCTCAGACTGTTAAAAGAAGCGGCCTTAATAATTGAAGACAATTGTAGAGGCATACGTTCGCTAGATAAGGCCAGACAGTTGCGACAGATGGCAAAGAAAATTCAACGGAAAAAATAATTCAAATCAAATATAGATATGAGCAAATATCAAACAGAAGCTGGGATAGAATGTACTCCCGAAGAAGATAAGTTAATTGACTCTTTGAAACGACTTGCAAAAAAGTGGGAAAAGGACGGTAAACGCCTTTGGCTGTATTCAGCCAGTGGTTCACTTCATGTAATGATGCATGGAGATACAGACTATAATCCTACACCGGAATTTACGCAATATGGAGGCAGCAACATTGAAAATAGTGTAACTACTATTGATGGCGTATTAAATGATGGTGGAGACTGGTAATAAGAAAGATATGAAACAGACAGTAGAAGCAGCAGCAAGTGAAAATATCCTATTTAATCATAGGACAGTTGACAGAACTTTGTTTGGTAAAGATTTGGCAAAATTTGGAGAGATAAATTTTATTCAAGGAGCCGAATGGCAATCCAAGCAATCTCCTTGGATAAGTGTTAAGGAACGGTTGCCTGAGCCAAATAAGCTTGTCCTTTGCAGAATGGTATCAAATGGAGCGATTGTTAGTGGCTATATCGTTGTTTCACCTGGGAGATCGCCATACGTTGCGACAGACGGAGGATTTGAATTTGAGGATTGGAACGACTACGAGTGTGACATGTGGATGCCTATCCCTTCTTTTGATGATATACTAGAAGCCAACAAGGATGTACTTGAACGGATTAAAGAGAAAGGAGATTAAAATATGCAGAACGAAATTTTTTGGAATGAAAATACTTGTTATGAGATTTATAATCCATATAGTGATATTTCTCCTTTAGAACCGTGTGATGCACCCAAAATGAAAAAATATCGCCCAAAAGATGATAGGTGTACAAACAAGCAGATTGCGAAACGCAGGAAGAAGAATAAAAACCGTAAAACGCATAGGAGAAAATAATTATGGAAGTAAAAAACGGAATAATAATTGATGGAGTGCTGCATGAAATGATTGATGCGTTCACTATAAATTTTGGTTGCAGTAAATGTTCATTGCGTAAGGAATGCGATGAGTGTGAGATGAGGCATGAAACATATCTATGTGATGCGATGGGTTGTTTCTGTTTTGTCAATCGTGGTAAAGTAACTGATATTAAGATAGAGAAGGAGGAATAACTTATGTGTAATTCAATAGAATGGGGCAGATGCGAAATATGTGGAAAAGAAACCCAGTTGGAACGTACTTATTTTTACTATCCAATTCATTGTGAATGTTGTGGCAATAAGGAAAACAGACATTTTGAAATGATAAGACATTGTAAAAAATGTCCTGCCCCTATGCCTAAAGAAATACATCCACTATATAAGGCAATGGACGGTAAGACTTATCATGCGAGTGTTTCCAATATGCTTCCCATTGATATTCATGGAGAGTTTATTATAAATGAGCGAATAATTAAGGAGGAATAATGAAAGCAAGAATAAAATCAACAGGAGTTTTGGTAGATGTAATTCCCAAAGTAAATATCAACGCGCAACATAGCGGAGATAACCTATATGTGTGCGATAATATGGTTTTCAGAGAATGCGAACTTGATTTTTTGAATGTTGGGAATTTAGTAATTGATTGGGAACAACGTAGGTACGAATTAGCGAAAGATATTATTAAGGCTGTTGTAGCAGATGACTGTGGGGGTAATTCTGATGCAATCGCTAAATATGCGGTTAATTGCGCTGATGCACTAATTAAAAGATTAAAGGAGGTGAATAATGAATAGCGTACAGACACAAACACTTTCCATTAAAGGAAATGGAGGTGGTGAAGCGTATATTGACTTTTGCGATGGACAATTGTGTGTTTCTGTTGTTATAGAAGGGAAACAGGCGGATTTTAACTTTGAGCCTGTTACTCTACGAATGTTTGCCCATGCTTATAAGTTGCATTGTGAAGAGTGTGAAGAATGTGAAAAGAAGAAAGGAGAATAACTATGAAAGTGTTAAGAGATAAAACTCCTGTCGCTCGTAAAGAGCACAGGTGCAATTTTTGCGGTGGAGTAATTTCCGTTGGAGAAAAATACAACAGACAGACCAATGTTTATGACGGTCGTGTTTATGACTGGGTATCCCACTGTGAATGTTCCAAGTTAGCCTGTGAACTTGATATGTTTGATGATTGCGATGAAGGACTTGACGATGATGGATTTATAGATAACCTTAATCAGTATGTTTACGACAATCATTATGACGATAAAATAGATGATATTGCGAAGGATTGGCAATTACCACGTTATGAATTAGTACAGAAAGTGTTGAATGAATTAAATAAGAAATAGTTATGACCGAAGAACTTGTAACTTTAAAAACAGCGAAGATTCTAAAAGAGAAAGGATTTAATGAATTTTGCAAAGATATCATTAACGATAACGGCAAGCTAATGGAAACCGTATATCGAACCAATAATGATCTTCCTAAATCATTCTATTCTTGTCCTACTCAATCCATCGCCCAGAAATGGCTGCGTGAAATAAGAGGTGTGTATGTATATGTAGAACCTGTTATTGGAAAAAGATGGAAGCTTTCTTTTTGTGATTTCAATGTTCCAACAGAAGAAAGCGACTGGATGGAGAACGAAATAAACAAAGGGAATGGCTATAAAGTATATGTCACCTACGAGGAAGCACTGGAAGCCGGGATACAAGAAGCATTAATGTTGATATAAAAATGACTTCTGTTATATCCTGATAAGTTGAGAATAACGAGGATATTTCTTGTTTGGTTAAATAACTGTAATTAAAGAGGGGGAAGGCGTTCATATTGTCTTTTTCCTCTTTAATTTTGCCGTGAATTAAAATATTAATCGCAATGCGATAACCAACGACAATTTAGGGTTTGTCAAAGGGTTTGTCGGCGTTTTTTTTGACATGCGTGATAATTGCTTGTAAATCAGTTATAAAAAGTGATTGTACTTGTAGCCCTTCTAAGGCGTGGGTCTTGCGTTCGAATCGCAACGGAATCACTTACAAAACACAACTGATAACACAATATAAATTGTTGATTTTCAGTTGTGTTTTTGCTTTTTATAAGCAAGATGTCTTTCATATACGCTTTTAAAAAAAAGTGACAGAAAACCCACTGGTGAGCTATAAGGTTTGTCGCTAGGGTTTGTCGCTGGAATTTTAAAAGTATCAAATTATGGCTACCTTAAACTTAAAAATCCTCCCGAACAGACGTAAATTGTCGGGTAAACTTGGAATTTATGTATCTTTAACTTTTAAGAAGGAAGTTCGGTATATCTCTACCGAATTCGAGGTTGATGATGAATACCAGTTTGAAAACGGAAAGGTGTGTTACCGCAAGGATGCGGCAATCATGAACAAAAGAATACAGTATGTGCTGGGTATATACCGGGAACGGATGGAAGGTCTCAATCTGAATAGGTTTTCTAACTGTGCACAGTTGAAAGAAGTGTTGATGAAGGATGGGGAGGAAGCTGAGGTGATAACGGTGCGGCAGCTCTTTGAAAGAAGAATAGAGCGTCTTGAAAAAGAAAAGAGAATCTCATACGCGGAAATGAACCGCTATACCTGCAAGGTTATCGTGTCTCTCATTGGTGATATACCTATAGATTACCTGACAAAACGTGATATCCGGGAAACGCTCTTCAAGGGGATGCAGCGCAGAGGATATGCGAAGGGGAATATACAGATGCGCATGACCCATTTCAAGGCTGCTATCAATGAAGCTATAGACGAAGGGTTGGTGAAGTATGACGAACACCCGTTCAAGGGATTTACCATGCCGCAATCTGAACCCAAGCTGATGGACATAACCGTCACGCAGTTCCAGCGTATTCGGGACATGGTAACATCTGACAGCAAACTCATGCTGGCGCGTGACCTATTCCTCCTGTCGTTCTACTTGGGTGGGATCAACCTTGCAGACCTTGTTGAAACGGATTTGTCAAGCAAGACAATGACATACGTACGAAAAAAGAGTGCAGAACACAAGACGGGAGAAAGAACTACATCTTTGACCATACCCGATGAGGCGAAAACAATCATCAATAAATACATTTTGGGAAACAGGTTGAACTTATCGTTTTGTAACGGGTACAAGAATCTGCAACGTTATGTCAACAAATGTTTCGCAGCCTTGGCACAACATATAGGCATTCAAACTTCATTCTCTTACTATGCCGGCAGAAAAACATTTGCACAGTTCGCTTTTATGATAGGAATAAGGACAGAGGTGGTGGAGTATTGTATAGGACAGTCTGTGAAAAAGAACAGACCTATTTACAATTATGTGCGAGTGATGCAGAAACAGGCTGATGCGGCAGTACGGAAAGTAATACAATATACTGTAGATCCGGAAAGCTTTGAAACTGAGAACATCCCTTAGAGGATGCCGTCCCACTACTTTGTACACAAAGGTAATTAAGGGATATAAAATAAACGGTTGCTGTCATCACTGATAGCAACCGTTTCAAATAATTAGAATAACAACTTAAAAATAGCGTCTATAATAATCTCTCTATCCTTATTTTCTTCTTATTCTGATGGCAATGACCTTTGCTGTTTTATTCTTGCAGTATTGGCAGCAAAATCGCTGTGCACATGTTTCGCAGTTGCGACACATATCTAGTAGATATTGTTTTTCCCGTTTGAGCACATCAACCTTGTATTGCAGGTCTAAAATGACATTTTTTATAGTTTCTTCCATAATAAAAAAAGTATTAGAATCTATTGGTATTTTATAGAAGAAACAATGTCAGATTCGTTATTGTTTAACCGTAATTGACATTTTTCTTTTCTTCAATTTGCTTTTCAAGGAATTTAACTTTCTCTTCTAATAATACGATGGTGTCATGTTGGTTGTCAATAATATTTTTGTAGAAATCCCCTTTATTTCTTAATGCTTCTTGCAGTTCGAGAAATATTTTTCCACCATTTGAAAAATACTCTGCCCATTCCAAAAAACTAAAACAATAGCCTGTTATCGGTTCTGTATAATCGCCACAATTCCACATGTCTTTCAGTATGGATACAGTTGTAGGGTAATCATCACCATATACTGATGATACTAAATCAGGATATTGATTGATGAGTTCGTCTGTCCATTCCTCAAGGTTTCTGATTCCATCATTATATATCAAGTTAAAGGCAGCTTCTTGCAACCTGATGCGGAGTTGTTTTTCCTCTTCTTTTTCAACTTCTTCAAATTTGTAATCTTCCATACTTCTTTTTGTCTAATAATTATTGTATGTGTTATCGCTAAAGAACATTATTAATTTGATCCTTACATATCATATAACCCGCTATGGCAGCAACTATATTTGTAAGACTGTAACTAAGCCATTCCATAAATTCCCATCCCTCGTAGGTTGCATGAATCTTTACGATGGTGTTTACACAATAAATAAGATACAAAATAAGTAAAATAAAACAAACTATTTTGCGAAAACGTGGAGCTATTAATGTACCTGTATAGATAAATGCAACAGAGCCAATAGAACCTGCAAAAAGTTCTACTATCCAGTTAAAAAAGGCATTGTTTATAAAGAAAAATACCCAATGGGTCATTAATACTAATTGATAAGCTCCCAAAAGTACAACCCCTGATAAAGGCAGTACTAATATCCATCGTAGGGTTTCTAATAAATGTTTTTTCATATCAAGCAGTTTTTACTCCTTCATCTGCTTTTTGGACCATTTTTTCTAGAAATTTAATTCTTTCTTTCTGCATTTGGATTAAATCATGTTGGTCGTTCACAATTTTTTTATACCATGTTTCATCAAAATCATTTGCTTGAGTTGAATTACTGGATTCATTCAAAATCATATTTCCTGTGCCACGAAGTAACCATTCTGCGGACAAGTCCGGATAATAGAGAAGAAGTTCCTTTGCTCTATCTACGGTAATACTCTTTGCTTTCGTGAAGGCACCATTTCCCCAACCAAGTTCTCTCTCTGCTGATGTAGGAGAAACCCCTTTGTAATTTAGGTATTCTTGAATTCTCTCTTTTACTGTCATAGCTATATTTCTTTAATGTTAATAATTTAAAATTGGTAGAATATATTCCTTTATTTGCTTTTAATTAAGGAATATATTCTTTTTATTTGCATTGTGATTATAAATCATAATCACATGAGCGATGATTAATTTTCAAATATAGATAAACGATATGGAAACAGCAAACATGAAATGTAGAATTTGGCTTCCCTATGGGAAGAAGGCTAAACTGGCTTCTTATTTCGGTGTCAGTAGTGAAACTGTGAGAAAAGCATTGGCTTTTGAATGTGGGGACAATGACTTTCATGAGACGATACGTAAAGAGGCGATAAAGAATTATGGTGGGCAGAAAATATTTATTCCATGCAAGTATGCAGGTTAACCATGATAACTAAAAAGACAACAGGAGGAATGAATATGAACAGATTATCCAAGCAGTGTATAGTTTTTATAGCGGGTATGATCTCATTCCTGTATGTTCTGGGATTGGTAGGGCATCAGGATTACATTGAGGAGATATTGTATAACATGCCTCAGGAAACTTATGATGTGATTGTACAGAAGCTGGGAAACGTGTCAAGATCGGAGATTGCTGCTGAATATGAGGCGAACAGGGCATTTTATGATAACCTTAACAAGTAAATTATGAGACGTGATTTTCAAACATCAAAGGCAGAGGAAGAATTAGGGAACCTTTTTCTTGTTGCCAGGAAGAAGGGCATAACATTTACAAAGAGAGAGGCATCCAGATGGGTCGGAGGTCGGTATGTTCTTGAAAGGCTCGTGGCCGAGAGGAAAATACGGATGGCAAAGCCCGGGGACAGGCAGAACTCGGAATGGAAATGCAATGCGGAGGATGTGTTACGCCACGCATTCAAATATTAAGAATACACTTTAAAACCTTGAACTTATGAGTATAAAAAGAACGTATTGGACCAAACAGGAGATAGATATACTGTGTGCCATGTATTCCAACACAAAGGCTGCCTGTATACAGGATATTCTTACGCGCCACAGCCTCAACTCAATCTATAAAAAGGCGCGTGAACTTATGCTTGATGCGTACTCGTTTCATCTTGAAGAAATACATTATATCCGTTCCATGGCACAGGATATGACGGTGAAGCAATTGTCACAGAAGATGGGATATAGCGAGCGTACTATTTACCGCCGCTTGAAAGCCATGCGTACCAATTCATAAATAGTTCCGTTATGAGCAAATCACCTGAACATGATTTACAGACCCGGTGTGTGATCTGGTTTCATTACCGATTTCCACATCTGAAACCTTTGTTCTTTTCCGTTCCCAACGGAGGATATAGAAAGAAGGCTGAGGCAGCGCGTCTTAAGGCGGAAGGTGCTAATGCCGGAGTGTCTGACCTTATATTGCAGCTGCCTGCCGGAAAATGGTCAAGCCTCAACATTGAGATGAAGGCAGGTTCTTCACAAAGGGAAGAACAGAAAGTATATCAGACATGCGTGCAGGTATCTGGAGGACGCTACGAATTATGCCGTTCCTACGAACAGTTTGTTGATCTGGTTACCGAATATATATCGCAAGTTGATGGACGGGTACTGGAACGGCTTCGTCAGATACATCTTGAACGCGAGGAGGAGGAAAAGCAGAAAATACGTAAGCAATATCAAAAAAGAATAAGTAAAACATTAAAACCATAAATCATGATTGTAGAAGCAACAGGAAAGGTCATGCAGGTTCTTTCAAAAATAGAAGGGGTCAGCGCGAAGACCGGAAAGGCATGGGAGAAATACACATATCTTATAGAGCAGTCGGGTATGCGTCCTACTTCTCTAGTGGTTTCAGTATTTAACTATGGGGAACACGTAGGAGAGCTCCTTAATATGGGGGATACTGTAAGAATGTCTCTTCGCATAGAGGCGCATTTTGTAAAGGATGGACAGAAATGGTATAATGAGGTTACGGCTTTCAATATTGTATCTTTCCGTTAAAGTTAAAATTAAAACGAAGTATTAATGGGTAAAGTAAAAATCTATATAAGTGGACCGATAGCGCATTATGATCTTCATGAGCGGAAGCATGCTTTTCTCATGGCGAAAGAAAGACTTGAATCACAAGGTTATGATCCTGTGAATCCTTTCGATAACGGTGTTCCTGATAATGCGCATTGGAGAGAGCATATGAGAGCCGATATCGCGATGTTGCTGAAATGTGACGCTATTTTCATGCTTCCCGGATGGGAACTGTCTAAAGGATGCAAGCTTGAGCTTGATGTGGCTTCAAGCTGTGGTATAGCCGTTATTATCGAACCTGTTCAACCCTGTGACTATGACGTTAAAAAGAGTGGAGCCGAAACGTGTGTACTGCCGTAATTGCGCCAATAGTTCGGACCATCGGGGCAATTCATGTTTCTGTAGTGCGAAGGGGCATCGCGAATGCGCCTGTAACAAGTACGGACAGATATGTAAGTTCTACAAAAAGATCATATAGAAACTCTAATAATATGGTTTATGGCAACAAGAAACAGATTATACAAGCTTCACTATTTGCTTCGTAAAAAAGGCAATGAGGTGAATGTTAAAGATAGGACAGTATACCGGAGAGCCAAGCTCCTTCCTGCCATAGAGGAGAAATGGATGAAGGAACTGATAGAAAATGGATATATGGTGGGGAACAACCTGTTTGCCCCTCTCCCCAATAATAACTCTTAAACTTAATAGAAATGGCAACACATGAATTCCAGTTCACGGATTTTCTAAGCCACAAAGTGGAGGTTTATGGACGTCACCAATAGATTCGGAATACAGTTGGAGAAAATGGTGTTTAAGTGAAGATTTCAATGTATGGCAGCTTGAAAAGAGTTTTAGATTGAAGGTAGACACAAGTCGATTACTTATCATTGATAGTTTGGATGATTTGATGCGAAAAATGGTACATCCACATATCATGGAACTTGATCAATATGGACTGTTTTGTATCAACTGGGGACGATTGGTAAAGATGTATGATGGCATTTGGCTTACAGTTCGTGGAATGATGGAAACATATTGCTCTTATCCATATTCTTTACATTGTTGGGATTGTGAAACCGTATTTCTCTTCAATGAAAAGCCAATCATCAAAGTATTAACAAACAAAAATGAAGAAAAATGACACAAAAAGAATTACAAGAAACAGTTATTGTGACCGGCAGGTAGAACGAGTATTGAAAGGAGAAATTAGTATTAATGATGTAGTCTGAAAAGCTCAAAACAAGATAGGAATGAATATGAGTGGAAAAGATGTATTAAGGCTATTACTTATCAGTTACGGTTTTTGCCGTAATATTGAGATAAGTACTTATATTGGAGATGGTGGATGGATTGGTTACGAAGTATCGGCCAGTAATGACGATGGCATTGAATACTATGAAGTAGATTGTGAAGGTTTACTTTTTCATATATACGAGATACAGAAATTTATGAGATATGAAAATATTGAACCTCGTTCAATGCTTGGAAACTTTAGCAACAAACATCTTCTTTCAGATGATTCTTTAAATAAGCTACTGAATATGTCAGAAAATAAAAATTACTGTAAAACAAACCCTTATGAATAGGCGTAAAACAGATTAGAAATGAGTGAAACAAAAATAATATTAGATGCCTGTTGTGGCAGTAGGATGTTTTGGTTTGACAAAGAAAACCCTTTGGCTTTGTTTGCTGACATTAGGGACGAAGAATACATTCTTTGTGATGGGCGAAATCTGAAAGTCCACCCAGACATCGTATCGGACTTTACCGATATGCCGTTTTTGGATAAATCCTTTAAACTGGTAGTGTTTGATCCACCCCATTTGCTAAAGGTTGGTAAAAATAGTTGGTTAGCCAAGAAGTATGGTAAACTTCCTGAAGATTGGCCAAGGGTGATAAAAAAGGGAATTGATGAATGCTTTCGTGTTCTGGATGACTACGGAGTTCTGATTTTCAAATGGAATGAGGATCAGATAACAGTTAGGGAAGTATTGAGTGCCATCAATCGGCAACCACTCTTCGGCCATACTACTGGAAGACATGGAAAGACTATGTGGATGTGTTTTATGAAACTGCCAATTAACTAATAACGGTATAGAAAGGAATGAATTATGAATAAAAGAACAATTCAAATAGATGTTATCGGTCCGATAGAAGAAACTGAATTAATGAAATGTAAATTGTATGTTGATGGTCGTGTGTGTGTAATCGGAATGTCACGATATGACTATGAAGA